GAAGAAACTAACTCAGAGATTTATAGAATCTTAAATGATTTAGATGAACGCTTAAACAAACCACCGGTTGCAACTGTTGTTATTGAAAAGTATACAGAGCCAGAACCATTACCAGACTTAGGTGTGAATGCTGGGTTTGGGGTGCTTACTGGTACACATGTGACCGGACAACCAGAGATACTACCAGAGCCAGAGCCAGAGTTAATGACATGTCCAAAGGTTAGGTCGGCTAAACCTTATGGTGATTACATTGAAAACATTACAATTAAAAGAACTTTAAAGTTTACAGTTATCTATGATTTGTTTGAAGGTAATGTTGTTAATGTTCAATACGAGGGTAAGATACCTAACAAAGTTAAACAAGCTACCCTTAATTATGTCATGGATTTAGAGTTTGATAATCCTATTACTATGACAGGGTGTACATTACCTTTCACAATTAACATTTAAGGGTTGCTTTTTATAGTAACTTGTGTTATAATACAAGCTTATTAAGATGAACTACTTAGCAGAAAGAGATCAATACAATACAGAGATTCTTACTCGTGATGAGTACAGAAAGTTTGGATTGTATATGACGGAACACTACCCAACTGTCGGGCATGTGGTGGAGAAGTTAGACGATACCTTTAAGGTACGACTTGACGATACTGCACTAACATTTTGGGAAGAGATACTCACTGCTATTAGGGATTAATACGAAGGTATATTATAAGAAGTTTTGCCCTCCTTTATTTAACTTATAATATCTACAAGTTTCCGGTCTTGTGCCACCTAAAACCGGCTTAACTTTTTTAACCAAACACTTTACTTTTATACAAAAGTATGATATAATGTGTGCACTTAATACAAACCGATGGAGGAATAATTATGTATGAGTATGTAAAAGGTAAGGCAATGTGGGCTAATATCACATCGCCAAACACGAGGTTCCAACCTCACAAGTATGGGTTGACTGTTCTTACAGACCCTGATACTGCTACTAAACTTGAAGGCATAGGTCTTAATCAAGTTAGAGACAGAGCAGGACAGCCTAAATATGATGAACCGGCATTTACTTTTAGCAAGAGAGCTACAAGAAATGATGGTACTGCAAATGCTGCACCTAAACTTGTTGACTTAGATGGTAATGATCTGGATGTCAGCGTAGGTAATGGTTCAGAAGTTGTTGTCAAGATCAAACCTTACAAAAATGACTATGGTCAGTTCGCTGAACTCATGGCTGTAAAGGTGGAAAATTTAATAGAATATGTCGAAGGCGACACAGATAACGAGGAATTTTAATTATGATTATTACAATAACCAATGATGATGGGACAACATCTTTTGATATTAACAACATCAATGATGATACTGTAAAACAAGAAGCTACTGTTATCGTACAGAAAGTTGGTAACTTACAAGTTATCATAGAAGCTTTAGACTTTGCAAGTCGTACACATCGTGCTAACTTAGAAGAGTTGCTTAAAGGTAGAGACGAAGCAATCGTTGAAACAGAACCTGCTCGTAATGAGAAAGGTCAGTTTGTTGGAGACGACCCAGAAACTATAGAGGATGAATCTAAAGTAGAAAAAGATAACACATAGTCTTGAGGAGGGCTAACATGAATGATACAACTTGGGATAAGTTGAAACAACCCTGTCCACTTTGCAACAGTAGTGATGCTGTAGGAGTCAATCAAGATGGCTCGGCAAAGTGTTTCAGTTGTGGAGAATTTATGCCTAACTATGAACAAGCATGTAACGGGAACACTATGACACAATCACAACCAACACAAACTAAACAGCCTGACAATGTAACTGAGGGTAGCTTCATTGCATTGACGGACAGAAAAATATCTCAAGCAACTGCACAGAAGTTTGGGGTCAAAGCTGTTCAAGACTTAAAAGGTCAGGTCATTAAACATTTCTATCCATATTATAACGGACATGAATTGTCAGCTACTAAATGTAGGAACTCTATTACTAAAGATTTCTTTGTACAAGGTAGTTACAATGACACCGGATTGTTTGGTCAACAGTTGTTTAAGGGTGGCAAGTATGTCACCATAACCGAAGGGGAGTGTGATGCTATGGCAGCCTATGAACTACTTGGTAGTAAGTGGGCAGTCGTATCCATCAAGCGTGGAGCACAAGGTGCAGTAAGAGACATCAAAGAAAGCTTGGAGTTCTTTGACGACTTTGAAAACGTGATCGTTGCTTTTGATAACGATAAAGCAGGAAAGGATGCATCTGTAAAGGTTGCAAGACTTTTCAAGCCGGGTAAGGCTAGGATACTCACACTTCCCAATGGGTTCAAAGACCCTAACGATATGCTTCGTGAAAACAGACATAAAGATTTTGTTGAATCTTGGTGGTCTGCTAAAGTCTATACACCTTCTGGTGTTATCAATGTCACAGAGCAACGTGAGAAGTTTCATAATCGTGAGAAGAAACAAAGCATACCTTATCCTTATGAAGGACTCAACAAAAAGCTGTATGGCTTGAGACAAGGTGAGCTTGTAACTCTTACAGGTGGAACAGGACTTGGTAAGTCTAGTGTAACCAGAGAGATAGAGCATTGGCTTGTGAAACAAACACAGGACAATGTAGGTATCATAGCATTAGAAGAAGACTGGAGACGTACCATTGACGGTATACTTTCTATTGAAGCTAACGCTAGGTTATACATTGACCAAGAACGTGAGAAGTTTTCTAAAGAAGAGCTTGATAAGATGTTTGACATCTTGTATGATGGTGAGAATAAAAACAGAGTATGGGTTCATTCCCACTTTGGCACCAACGACATTGATGATATCTTTACCAAGCTTCGCTTTATGATTATTGGTTGCGACTGTAAATGGGTAGTAGTAGATCACTTGCACATGTTGGTAAGTGCAGTACATGAAGGTGATGAGAGACGAGCTATTGATACTATTATGACTAGACTTAGAAGTTTAGTTGAAGAGACTGGTGCAGGGATTATCCTTGTGTCTCATCTCAGACGTGTCGATGGTAATAAAGGACATGAGAATGGAATTGAAGTAAGTCTCTCTCATCTACGTGGCTCCAATAGTATTGGACAACTATCAGATTGTGTTATTGCATTAGAACGTAATCAACAATCAGATGACCCAGATGAAGCTAGGACTACAAGACTACGTGTTCTTAAATCAAGATACACAGGTGATGTTGGTATGGCAGCTAGAGTTATCTATGATGCAGAGACTGGTCGACTATCAGAATTAACTGATGCAGATATTGAGTTTGACAACTCAGGTGAAGAGGTATTTTAATGGATTTAGTATTTGATATAGAAACTGACGATATCCATGCTACTAAAGTATGGTGTATCGTTGCCCAGAATCCTGACTCCGGTGAGATATTTAAGTTCCCACCTAACAAGTTAGAAGAAGGGTATCAGTTTCTTACTACAGCAGACAGACTTATTGGTCACAACATTATTGGATTTGACATCCCAGTTGTAGAAAAGTTTGGAGGAGTAAATCTTAGTGATAAAGAACTCATTGATACCTTAGTTTTATCTAGACTATTTAATCCAACACGTGATGGTGGACATAGCCTTGAGACTTGGGGTTATAAGCTAGGCTATCCTAAGATTGAGTTTGAAGATTATCTTAATTACTCTACTGATATGTTAAACTATTGTGTACGGGATGTACAGTTAAACACTAGAGTACTACAGGAACTTCGAAAAGAATCAAAAGGTTTCTCACCTCAATCAATTGAGATTGAACAAGGTGTTGCTAAGATTATGAAACAGCAGGAACAAGATGGTTTTGATTTTGATATGCAATCTGCTTTAAGTTTATTAGCAGAACTTAGAGAAAAAAAACAACTGATTGAGTCAGAGGTACACGAAACATTTAAACCTAAATGGGTAGATACTAAACAGGTTACACCTTATATCAAGAAAGATGGTAATCTATCTAAGCGTGGACTAACAGATGATGAGTATCAACGTTGCTTAGACACTAACAACTTCAATCCCTTTATGAGACAAACTTTACAAGAGTTTAATCTTGGTAGTCGTAAACAGATTGGTGAATACTTAATAGACTTTGGTTGGAAGCCAGATAGATTTACACCTACTGGTCAGCCTATTGTAGATGAGAAAACTTTATCTAAGATAACTCATATCCATGAAGCAAAACTTATAGCAGATTTTTTATTACTGCAAAAGCGTATAGCTCAAATTGATTCGTGGGTAGAAGCTGTTAAGGATGATGGTAGAATACATGGGTTTGTTATTCCTAATGGTACTATTACCGGAAGAATGACACACAGAAACCCTAATGTTGCACAGGTTCCATCGGTAAGTAGTCCGTATGGAAAAGAATGTCGAGCTTGTTGGACTGTACCAGAAGGTTATAGTCTTGTAGGTGTCGATGCAAGTGGATTAGAGCTACGTATGTTAGCACATTATATGGATGATAAGGAGTACATCAATGAAATTATTAACGGAGACATTCACACAGCTAACCAAACGTTTGCTGGACTTAAATCAAGAGATCAGGCTAAAACTTTCATCTATGCACTCGTTTACGGTGCCGGAGATGAAAAGATTGGAAGCATCATTAAAGGAAGCAGAGCAGACGGTAAGCAGTTGCGAGAACGCTTTCTTAGTAGTCTCCCAGCATACAGAACTCTTAAAGACAAAGTTGACAGAGCATCTGGAAAAACGTTCCTCAAAGGGTTAGATGGTAGAAAGTTATATATAAGAAACAAACACTCAGCTTTGAATACACTGCTTCAAGGAGCAGGTGCTATCTTAATGAAGAAAGCTTTGTGTATTCTCTCAAATAGATTACAACTTAGCACTACACCTCATAAGTTTGTAGCTAACATTCACGATGAATGGCAGATAGAAGTTATGTCTTGTAGAGCAAACAAGGTAGGACAGATGGCTGTTGAATCTATAATAGAAGCAGGTGAACATTTTAATCTACGTTGTCCGATGGATGGCGAATTTAAGGTAGGAGGTAATTGGAGTGAAACACACTAAATGTACATGTAATGATGAATACGATGAGAATGAAGAGCATGATGTTAAATTAGGAGAGTGGCTAGAAAGATTATTTATTCCTTCTATAGATAATTGTGGTTCAACAATAGATGTTTATGATAACATGTGTTTTTATACGGAGCATCATTCAAATAGAAAAGATGGAGAACACGATGATATTACCACCATGTGTCATTATTGTGTATTAAAATTTAAACAAGATGAAAAAGGATATTATGTAACAGAGTATACTAATGGGAGAAACTGGAATGAAACACATTAAACAACCAGAGCTATTTGAAAAAAGAACATGTCGTATATGTAAAGCAGAAAAACCATTATCGGATTTTTATTTACGTAAAGATACTAAAACACCATCGTATAGAACAGAATGTAGACCTTGTCAATTAAGAATGGCTAATAAAGAAAGACATGTTATAGGTGGTAAAGAACATTTAAGAATTTTACTAAGAGATGCAACCAAAAGATCAGCAAAGAAAAATGCAAAAGTTTCTTTAACAAAAGAAGACATAAAAGAAATTGCAGTTACTCGTTGTCCAATTTTAGGAATAGAATTAATTATTGGTTCACAAGACTGGTACAACTCTCCTAGTTTAGATCGCATTGATAATACCAAAGGATATGAAAAAGGAAATGTTATTATGGTTTCACACATGGCAAACTCTATTAAAAATCAAGCAACACCAGATCAGATACTAAAAGTAGGTAACTTTTACAAAAAGTTATATGATGAAAAAGGAATAAAGTATGACAAATAAAACCAAAACCCTTGACACATTAGTCGAAGATATATATAATAAGATAGGTGTACTTGCTGATGGTGAGCATATTGATCTAGACCCAGAGACTATCGATCAGTTTGGTGAGTCTATGAAAGAGATACTTTACAAGTGGTCTCACCCTGAACCAAGAGGTGATGCAACTTTACGTATGTCTAACATAGGTAGGAAGTCACGACAGCTATGGTTTGATATGAAGTCAGAAGGTACTCCAGAAAGGATGCCACCTTCTTTATTCATTAAGTTTTTATATGGACATTTACTTGAAGAGATAGTTATATTTCTTATCAA